TCTACTAATTGGTTAATACCATAGTAAAAAACAAGATCTACTAATTGGTTAATACCATAGTAAAAAACAAGATCTACTAATTGGTTAATACCATAGTAAAAAACAAGATCTACTAATTGGTTAATACTATAGTAAAAAACAAGATCTACTAATTGGTTAATACCATAGTAAAAAACAAGATTTGCTAGTACCAAGCCCATAGTATAAAAAACATTTCCCTCACGCGCGCATATGTGATATATTATTGTAATGGGACTTCCTACGTACAAACTTGCTGCGTTACAAGAACTGGAGTCGCGCGAACGCGCAGCCCAGTCGCTCCCCCATTATGCCGCTTATACGTTGGATGTGGTCCCCGCCGCGCACCACGTCTTGATTTGCTCCGCCATTCAAGATCTTCTTGAGGACCGCTATGATGAGCTGATAATCAATTCTCCCCCCGGTTCAGCCAAGAGCACATACACCTCCCATGCGCTCCCCGCGTACTTCCTGGGTCACTACCCCGATAAGAACGTCATCCTTGCCACTCACACCTCCGATTTGAGTGAGCGCTGGTCACGTAAGGTGAGGAACACGCTCAATTCCTCCCGCCATCGGAACGTTTTTCCCAAGTCCGAACTATCTCAGGATAGCACATCTGTCTCCCGCTGGGCCACACGTGCTGGTGGTGAGCTGCTCGCCGCCGGTGTGGGTGGCAGCATTCTGGGCTTCCGTGCGGATCTCGGTGTGCTTGATGATCCGATTTCTGGTTACGAGCAAGCACAGTCCCTTACGCAGCTACAAAAAATCCATTCGTGGTACGAGACTGATTTCGTCACCCGCTTGAAGCCAGATGCTAAAGTGGTGCTAATCTGTCAGCGGCTCTCCCCCAATGACTTGGCAGGATACCTTATCGCGAGGAACGAAGCAAATCCCACGCGCCGACAACGGCTGCTGATCCTCCGCATGGAGGCTCACTGCACTTGTGGTGGCTGCGCCGAAGGCGCTGCTAGATTGACCTGTGATCCACTCGGGCGCACTCCCGGCGAGCGGCTCTGGCCGGAGTGGTACACCCCCGAGATGGTAGCAGATGCCAAGCGGGACGATTTCAAATGGCGGACGCTGTATCAGCAACGTCCCCCCTCCGATGAGGGCTCGTGGGTCAGCACCGAGGAGATCCAATTTAGGCCCACCCCCGGGGGGCCGGGTATTTCAGGGGGTCCGGGTACTTATTATGGAATGTCAGACCTGGCTTTGTCGGTCAATACAGGGGACTACTCTGTACACCTCATTGTGGCAATTGATACAAACGGAGACTGGGACATTGTTGATGCTGCGCGGGAGCGCGTGGACCCCGACCAATCAGCAAGTCGCGTCGTCTCGCTCTGTGAGACCTACTCCCCCACAGAGTGGTTGATTGACGACGACAACGCCTCCAAAGTCTTTGGACCGTTAGTGGCTACTGCTGCCCGCCAGCGGGGGGTTACTGTCCCATGGAAAACAATGCCCATGCGGGGTCAGAATAAGGAGACTCGCGCAGCGCCCCTCCGTGGTATGTTCAAGCGGCGCAAGGTGTATATGCCCGCTAATGCCCACTTCACGCCCTGGTTGACCAAAGAACTGTTGACCTTTCCCAATGCCATAGGGCAAGGGGTGGACGACGGTGTGGACGCCTTGGGTCTGTTGGGTCGCCGCTTGTTGGCCATTGCTATTCCCTCCAATGTGGTGCCGATCCGTCGGTTACCGACTATACAAGAGATGACCCTCGACCAACTGTTCGAGGACATGCCCTCTATCGCCAACTCAAGAATATAGGCATTACTTTAGGATTTGAAATGGGTCTACTTCAAGAACTTGACAATGCCCGCCGTGTAGCAGGACGCAACCTTCAGGATCTGTTCTCTGACCCTTCTGCCTATGCGGAGCGGTTGACCGATCGCTTGCGCAACATGAATGCGGGAGTGACCCCTATAGCGACCCCCATGGAACTGACCAAGCGCCCGCAGACACTGGAAGAACGGGTGGAGGATTGGTCTGGCCGCTTGGATCCTGGTAGTGGTATGATGGGCGTGATTAAACCACGTGGTGGGAATTGGTTGACTGGTCGTTATGGGCCTGACGACTTCATTAGCAGGTTGAAGAAACCCAACGCAGATGCGTTAAATGCTTGGATTGACAATCAGCTCACCAAGTACATCAAGAATGACATGGCTGCCCCCACGGACCCCATCCGCAAGTTGGCAGATGCATGGCCTGAAGAGCAGGCTCAGAAGTTGGCGCTTGCAGAGGCACGGATTGCCAAGTTGCGTCAGAAGCAGCAAGCGCAGGCCGCGACCCGTGGGGTACCGGAGGAGTATCTGACCCAGACACGGCAGGACATCCTGGCCGCTGAGGAGGCCCGTGACTTGATTGCCGAGAACACAGGGTTACACATTCCCGTTCGTGGAGCGCACACACGTACCACGAGTTACCTTATGGACAAGCGTGCGGCAGAAGGTTTCCCAGTATATGGGATGGCTACGACGCCAATGGGTCGTCAATGGGAAACGCAAGTGGATAGTGAGCTATCTCCACAACCAGTTAAGGACTTTCTGCTGTCTGAGAATCTTAAGCAGGATCCATGGTTGGCCAAAGCGGACCCCAATGCACGGGTCAATACTATAATGTATGGGTCAGGTGAGTTTAAGCATCTCACTGATGAGCTATACAACTCCCTCCGTGAAGGCCGGATTACTCCCGAGCAGCTTACCAAGATGCCCATTGACCAGGCTGTCCGTCATGTGGCCGAGATCAACGCCCTCCGCAAGGTGAATGCTGCCAAGCAGCAAGCCATGGATGCTTCCGAGATTCCGCTTTATAAGGACTACCCAGAGCAGGGTCTGTCATGGCGCCACTTGCGCATGCCCGAGATTACACCGGAGCTGGCGCAGAAACTGGAGCAGAACTTTCCAGAAGACGTGGCGCAGTTCGGACACCCAGTTGCGGCGCAAAAGCAACTTCAGAAATGGCTGACCCAAGAAGGCGATGCCATGGGTCACTGTGTGGGCGGGTACTGTGACGACGTGTCACAGGGGTATTCCAATATCTACTCCCTTCGCGATGCCAAGGGCAAGCCCTATGTCACCATTGAGACACAACCCAATCTTATTGATATGGATGAGTTCTCTGGTGGTTGGATCAAAGGTCGTATGAACCAAGCGGATGCTATTCAAGCCATTCGTGAACTTGCACGTAGCTCCGAATTTGCCAAAGGGAAACCTGGATGGCAGTCTGAGCGTGGATTAGAGCATTGGGTTGAATCCATTCTAGCTAACAAAGAAGGAATACCAGTCATTAACCAAGTCAAAGGTCCAGGCAATCAAGCGCCTGATCCCAAGTTCTATCCACAAATCCAAGACTTTATCAAGCAAGGCAAGTGGGGCGAAATTCGGGATTTGCACCATACCGGCTTAGACCCCTTGCAAATTGATCAATATCTTGTAGAGTAACCTATGCCCTCTAGATCACCCGCACAGGCTCGCATGATGGCGGCAGCTGCCCACAATCCCGAGTTCGCCAAGAAAGTTGGGGTGCCGCAATCCGTGGCACAAGACTTCAACCAAGCAGATAAGGGCACACAACTGCTCAAGTCGGCCATGACCGCCCGCAAACTGAGAAAAGGATGTAATTGCAATGGCTGAGAGCTACCACACCGCCGAACGCATCAAGTCGATCTCCCGCACCGAGGAGAGTCCCGCCAGTCGCTACGACAGGTGGAAAGCGGAGATCACGATGGCCGAAAAGGAACTGGACAAGTTCCACCGGCAGGGGCGCAACACCGACAGGCGGTTCCGCGACGAGCGCGACGCTGCCGATCAGGCCGACCGCAAGTTCAACATCTTCTCGGCCAACGTCGGCATCCTGGAGTCGGTCCTGTACTCCAACATCCCGAAGGTGACTGTTACCCGCCGCTTCGGACAGGCGATGGACGACCCGGCCCGCGTCGCCGCGCTGATGCTCCAGAACACCATCATGCAGGACATCGACGAGCCGGAGTGCG